AATCTTATAATAAATATTATGTTAAATACAGAATGTGTGTATATAATACTCATAGACGCAGAGTCTTTGGCGAAAGGTTGTTTCGTTTATTTCGTTTAGGCTTTGGGGGAGGGTAGGGTAAGAACCTCTTCGTAGTCTTTGCTAGAAATTTCTATCCATCCTAATTCAAAGTCAACCCATCGCTTTTGGACTTCTAGGTGAGCTACTTGTTTATCTTCTGCCATTAGGGAATCTAAGAAAGCTTTCTGGAGATTATCTATGTCTGGTTTGGATTGGTGGAATCGGCCATGGTGTAATTTCTTTTTCTTCTTTGACCAAGAGGGTGGGACCGGAATAAAGAAAGTAATTGAAGCTCCTACTGGGGGAAGGATGAATTGTTTTGCTTTGGCTTCTGAGTGAAGATCTATTTTATATTTATTGTATTTTTCTAAACGCAATAATCTGCTAAGACCGGCTGGTCGTAATTTTTCTCTTGGTATTCTAAAGAAGATTGAATCACCTTGTGTTGCTCTAACATGAGTTTGAGGTGTTATGTTAAGAATTACTTTCCTTTGCATTAGTTCTATCTTTTAATGTTTTTAACAGAATAAATTCTACTGTCTTTGTTACCGACCATTTTTTTCTTTCTGCCAACTTTACAAGTTTCTCATGAACTTCTGGGGTTAAGTAAATTGTTGTACGTTTCATTGTGAATCATTTTGATGCAATATACATCATGTTATAACATTGTACAAATTTAAGTACAAAAAAACCTCCTTTTTTAAGGGAGGCCTAAGAAGAAACATAAAACTAACCGTAAACCTACTTTATCTAGCCATTGCTGATAGCTTAGAGAATTTCTTTGCACCGTATTTTTTACGGCCTACAGAGGCTGCTATAGCTCCTGCAACTTGTTTGGCGTGCTCTGGGCTCATTCCTTTCTTTTCGTACTCTCCTTGGGCCTTATTTGCGATTGCTGCGAATCTAGCACCTGATCCTAATTTTGCTTTCATACTATTTTTTTTCTTATGTTTTACTCTAGCTTTTTTTGGGTTTTGGTCTGTATCTGGCTGTTGTGCCTCATCTTGCTCACCGTCACTTGTTATTTGCTCTAGTAACATATTTGTTATTTTCTTAGCATTTTGAAATCTTCTGAATCTAACTTGCCATTTTTATTCATGTCTAACTTGCTTTGCTTACCAACAAGATGTTTAGGCATAGCTTTTTTAGGCATCATTTTTTCCATCTTTGTCTTTTTCATTGAATCCATTAAATTCTTTATCATAAATTATTTTTTAATCTTCTTGTGTTATAACGGTTTCGCCTTCGTACTTGCCATCTTTTGTTTTGTACATTTTTTGAGAAATAATTTTATGAGCTACTTCTTTACCAGCTCTTCTATTTAATTCTTCTTTTGCTTTCATCAAAGATATAGTTCTAGCAGTGTTTTCATTTGGATGAGCGTAATTCATTGTTACTGTATCAGCAACTGGTGCCGCAACTTCCATTTTTTTCATTGTAGATAAAGCCATAATGTTTATTTTATTCACCAAATATACAAAATATTTTTACCATACCATCCAAAATATATTAAGAAAATTTAAAAACTACCTCCATCTGTTTAGAGTAAAGTGTCCCCCCGCGTTTTTTCTCTTGCCCTTGCCTTTGGGGTTGCGGTTTTTCTTAACGGGGTAGGGTTGTTTCTTGGGTTGGTGGTTGGTTTCTTGCAATCCCTTTGGCTCTTTGGCTTTCGGCTTGGTCTTTGGCTAAGTTTGTGCCATTGTTCTTGCACTTGGCTTAACTTGGTTGGTGGGTTGGATAGATTAGTTTATTAAGTTAATTAATGGGGATGTATTAAAGAAAAAAGAGATAAAAAATGTAGCTACATTCAGATATTTAATTTAATTTTGTAGCTACAAATATTTTATATGGCAAAAAGCAAACCAATTGGAGTTAGATTTGACTTATATAAGTTGGATATGATTCAAAAAGAGCAGAATTTGACATCGGCGCAATCTGTGTTGAATTATCTTATGGACAATTATGGTTCAAAAGAAATCAAAAGAGGATCACCATTTAAGAATATGCCTCCTTACGACACAGATGCCCCAAAATTAGAGGTTAGTTCCAAATTGGAACAAATACCTGTTGAAACCAAAAAAACTCCCCCAAATGGCTTAAAAGGGATAGATTTAGTTATTTGGAAGTTTGAGAATTGGAAATAATTCGTATCTTAGTGGTATGAAAAGTAAACTAAAAATGATGAAACGAGCTGATGGTTCATACTCACCTCGTGGTCTTTGGGACAACATTCGTGCTAACAAAGGAAGTGGCAAAGCTCCTACTCCTGAAATGTTAAAACAAGAGAAAAAAATTAAAGCACAAGAAAAAAAATAGTTATGTCATCAGAAGCTTGGCAAAGAAAAGAAGGTAAAAATCCTGAAGGTGGTTTAAACCAAAAAGGTCGTGATTCATACAATCATGCTCATGGCGGTCATTTGAAAGCCCCTGTTAAAGGTGGTGTTAATCCTCGTAGAGTTTCTTTTGCAGCAAGATTTGCTGGAATGATGGGAGCTATGAAAAAACCAAATGGCGAACCAACAAGAAAAGCATTAGCATTAAAAGCTTGGGGTTTTGGCAGTGTTGAAGCAGCAAGGAAATTTGCCAATGCACATAAAAAATCGTAATTTAGCTAAAAAATAATATTATGGCATCAGTAGATAATAACTTTTCAGACTTTGTTGGATATTTAAAAAGCTCTTTTGATCAATCAGTAGTTTGGCATCATCAAACAGATTCTTATCCAGTACATAAGGCTTTAAATAAATTTTATGATGGGATATTAGATTTAATTGATGGATTGGTAGAAAGCGTTAGTGGCGTTCATGGTCGTCCAAAAGATTATGAAATTGATGAACCAGTAAATTATAAAAATCCAGAACAAGTAATTAGTTATTTTAAGTCTTGTTATGATATGATTCAAAAAGATAGAAAAGATATTTATGAAGAAACTTGGATTCAAAATCAAGTGGATGAAATAGCTGCTTTATTCGGACAAACATTATATTTACTTAGTCTTAAATAGTTACTGGTCAAGGATTTGAACCTTGAATGACAGAATCAAAATCTGTAGTGTTACCATTACACCAACCAGCATTTTATATTAGGGATTAACTTGAGCTTGATCTTCTAATATTTTTTTACCTTTATCAGATAATGGTCTTGCAAATAATCTTAATTTTTTACCTGTATCTGGACATTTAAAAGTAACTCCTGCATCTTGGTATGACTTTAATACTATTTCTAGTCCACCATCACCATCAGCACTAGCTCCAATTACATGTGGTTCATCATAATCAAATTGCATACAGAAATCACATCCATCTAATACTTGTGCATCTGCTGGAACATTTAGTTCCTTTTGTTTTTTAGCCATGTTTGTTTATTTTAAATTTTAAATTTCATTAATATCAACTATTTTAATAGTTTCTCCTGATATATACGCATCAATTACATCTTCAATTATTTCTCTTTGCTCTGGTTTTAATAAAGCTATTTTTTCAAGTATAGCCGGCACAGCAAAAACATCGCTTTCTATTTCTTTCTTTATTCCAAGCCTAACTTCGTCAGTAAGAAACGGGTGTGTAATAATATCTTTAAAAATCCAATCTATTTTGCTAACATAAGTTTTAAATAATCTTTCTCCTTGACTATTAGGGAATTGTCTGCAAAAATCTTGAAATTGTTCTTGTGCCATTTTTAAATTTTGTATAGCACCTATAATATTAGCACTCATTTATTAAAATTTGTATGTAGCTCTTCTATTGATTTTAAATATTCTCTAGCTTTTTCTACTTTGTGTTGCATCTTTAAAATATCATCTTCATTTCTATCTACATTAAACATTAATATTCTTTCTTGCATAGATATATCATCAAACTTCATGTTCAATTCAAGTTTCATTGCTTCTTGGATAAATTCTGGGCTTTCTTCTGAAATTACATCCATCTTTTTTAGTAAATAATATTTCTCTTGTTGAATTATATTATCTGGAGTATTTACAAGACAATAAGCAATGGTAGCTTTGGTTTTACCAGTAAGCCACATATAACTTTGCATTTGCCAATAATATAAATTATCAAGCTTGTCTGGTATGTTGCCTAAGAATGTCCATAGATCATAACTAGATTTAATATCAATAATCCCATCATCAATAATATCTGGCAATCCTGTTATGTGTTTATTTGAAAATCTTTCCGTATTTTTAGCAAAAGGTTTCTTTAAGTACATTGACAATAAATCAATTGATTCTTGTTCTACTTCAATACCTTTTTTCATTTGCTTTGTTTGAATATCTCTTCTCCTATTATACTTTTCAGAAATATATACATCTAGCAAATGTTTTTGTGCAGTCTTAGAAAGCAAACCAGCTTCTTTATCAGCTTTGGCAATAGGTTCAGTCATTAAATACCCAACAGAACTTGCTCTAATTAATGTTTCGCTCCAATTCATAATTATAAAGATTTAAGTTTTGTGTTATAACATTCCAATACCTCTGGATTATTTTTAGCCATTAACTCCCAAGCTTTTAATTCTTCTTTTGTCTTGCAAGAATTTATAAACTCTATGGTTTTTTCAGCTAAAGATTTTTTTGATTGGGTAGGAATAATTTCATCCGGAACTTCTTGGTAAAAGTCACCTAAATCTTTTAATCTTATTACATTTTGCTTGTGGTATTCTTCTACTAAATCCCTAGCAATATCTAATGCTTTATTAGCAGATTCACCTTGGTTAATAGCAAATTCAACACCGATTTTTTCAGAAGAATAATTACCTAAATTAAATGTTCTAGTGTAGTTAATAGTTTGTATGTGCATAGTAGTTTATTTTATTCTGGTTACAATAGTTATGTTGTCAGTAGATTTAATCTTAAATTGTTTATCTTTATGAACTTCTTTTTTCTTTAAATTAGATACCATAACCATTACAGAGGTATATGGATTTTCTAATCTAAGATGTTCACCTAGAGTAAGTTCGGCTACCTTACTGGAAACCGAATCTGGGGAAATGTTTCTTGCCATGTTATTTGTTTTGACACAAAATTAATTTAATTAATTTAATTAAAAAAATTTAATTTAATTTATTATATTTGCATTTCATACGCATAGTAAGGTTTAACAAGTATCCCCCTTCCGTTTCTACGGCGAGGGGCTTTTTTATGTTATAACATTGTCAAGTTATAACTTTACGACTGGGGGTGGTCTAGTCAATCCCTAGCTTTACTTTATCCCTTAAAAGTAACATAACAATAGCTATATGTTACTTTAATGACACATTGTACAATGTTCACGAATACGTGAAAGGTTTAAAAATGTGAACATTTGCGTAGTATAACTACTGACAATTAACAAATTATGTCACAATTATTTGAAAATCAGTGACATATTTACCCTAATTATGTTACAATATTTTACATATTGAACCCTAACTATTTGACACATTATGCATGAATATTCAGAAAAATTCATGCAGATGTTACCAATTTGGTTACGTTACCAAAATGGTTAAAGTTCGCTATTAGAGAACTTATCGCTCACAAAAGTTACCTAATAAGACAACTTTGAGCCGTATTTGAGCGACAATCGGCTCATTTATGAACGATAAAAAAACCCCATGTCATTCTAAAACATGGGGCTAAACTAATCTACAAACTATGATAACCACCGTAAAAATACAAATTATTTTTCAATAAATTTCTTTTTTACCAAGTTTAGCTTTGCCCTGTATTCTAGGATCAAACCTTTTAGCTCATCTTTTGTAGGTTTAGC